GTACTTCTACAACTATTAATATTATTTTAAATAATGAATATGTAGAACAAGAAGAAGGCATTGGTGTAGAAGCATTAAAACCAATAGCCTATTGCAGAACTATAGATGTTCCTAATATTGCATTTGGCAATAGATTAGATGTGTCTGCAATTAAAGATACAAATGGTAATATACTCAAAGCAGCACAAAGCTATACTGTTGTTAATATACAAGCAGATAGAACAGGTTTTAGTGCATTAATGTTAGAGGAAATATAATGGCAAATCATATAAGACAACAAATTAGAGAAAAGTTTGGTACTACTTTAACTGGTCTAGCTACAACTGGATCAAGAGTCTATGAGTCAAGGGTTTATCCATTAGAAACAGTACCAGCATTAGTTATCTACACTAAGTCAGAAACATCTGAGCCTATAGTGATAGGTACTGATCGTGTTATGAGTAGAGAATTGTCAGTAGTAGTAGAAGGATATGCAAAAGCTACTAGTGACTTTGACGATACTATTGATACAATATCAAAAGAAGTTGAAGAAGCAATAGCAGCAGATAGAACTTTAGATGGATTAGCTAAAGACTGCTATTTAGAATCAACAGAAATAGAGTTTAATGGTGAAGGTGAAAAACCACTTGGATATGTGAGTTTAACCTTCTTAGCAAATTACTATGTTCAGGAAACTAATCCTGACGTAGCAGTATAGGAGACAATTATGAAAATGATTAGTCCTGATGGCAAAGTTTCTATAGAAGCTCATCCTTCTAAGGTTGAGTCTTTATTGAATATGGGTTGGAAAGAGGAAGCAGTCCATTCGCAAGATAAAATTAAATCTTCTTCTAAGAAAAAGTCGAAAGACGAGGTAGAAAATGGCAACACATAAAGGAAGTGAAGGAACTGTAAAAGTCGGTTCTAATGCTGTAGCTGAAATAAGGTCTTATTCTATTGAAGAATCTGCTGATACTTTAGAAGATACTTCAATGGGTGATTCTGCTAGAACGTATAAATCATCATTGACTTCTTTCTCAGGAAGTTTAGATGTATTTTGGGATGAGACTGATACTAGTGGTCAAGGTGCTTTAACTATTGGCTCAGAAGTAACTCTTAATGTATATCCTGAAGGAGATGCATCAGGTGATACTTATTATACTGGATCAGCTATTGTTACTGGTGTTTCAAGAAGTGCATCATTTGATGGACTGGTTGAAGCTAGCATTTCAGTACAAGGTAATGGTGCATTAACATCAACAACAGTATAAGAATATGAAACTTATAGATAAGGCAAAAGCTCATTTTGACTCATTAGATGTCAAAGAGATAGAGATACCTGAGTGGAGTGATGGAGATGAGGTTCTTAAAGTATATGCAAAGCCATTAACGCTTGCTGAAATGTCTAAATTGCAACGATACGCAAAAGATGATGACGTAGCATTGATGGCTTATTGCTTAATATATAAAGCCTTAGATTCTGATGGTGAAAAAGTATTTGATCTATCGGATAAACATACACTTATGAATGGTGTAGATAAAGATGTACTTGCAAGAGTTGCAACTGAAATCATGTCATCACCAAGTGTGGAACAACAAGCAAAAAAGTAGCAGAAGATAAGGACTTATTTGCTAAATACTATCTAGCTGAAATGTTACATTGCACACTTCAGGAACTAGAAGAAAGAATGACCTTATCAGAATATACAGGATGGTTAGCATATTTAGAGGAAAAGAATAGGCAGATAAGAAATGGCAACTGATTATAAATTAAGAATTACAGCTCAAGATAAAAGTAAAAAGGGTTTTAATTCAGTAAATAAAAATATCAACAGCACACAATCAGCTATGAAAAAATTAGCTGGTGCTTTTGCTGGTGTTTTTGCTGTTAGACAAATTGTTGAATTTGGTAAAGAGACATTAGCTTTAGCAGATACTATTGGTAAAGTTGCTGATTCTATTGGTGTTCAAACAGAATTTTTACAAAAATATCAATTTGCTGCACAACAAGCAGGTTTAACTACAGAAGAATTTAACAAAGGTATGCAGAACTTTACCAAGATGGTAGGTCAGGCACAACTTAGAACATCTGAAGCTGGAAGGACATTAGAAAAACTTGGAGTACAAGTTAAAAATACTGATGGTTCTGTTAGAAGTTCAGAAGAAGTATTTGTTGATTTATTTGAAGCTCTTGATGGTGTTGGTAGTCAGTTTGAGAAAAATGCTATCTTAGCTGATCTTATGGGTAGAGCAGGTGTAAAACTTGCTGTTATGGGTAAAGATGGTGCTGAAGCTATGAAAGCATTAGCTGAATCAGCTACAGGTGTTCTTGATGAAGAAACTATAAGAAGAGCAGAAAGATTTAATGACACTATGAATATTCTTAAAAGACAAATATTAGCTCCATTACAAGATATGTTTATTAGTGCTGCTAATTCAGTATTAATGTTTATGGATGCAATAGGTTTAATAGATGTTCCTAAAACTATTCCTGAATTACAAGATGAGTTAACTAAATTACAAGAAATACAAAATGAATACAATGCTGCAATAGGTAATGAAGGTCGTTTAAGAAATAAAAATATTGACGACCAAACAGCAAATATTAAAGCCATAAATGAAGAAATTAAAACATTACAAACAGCAGAAGAGCTTAGAAAAAAAATTGCTTTAGAATCTGCTAAAGATTTAAGTGGTATTTCTAATACCAGTAAACAGTTAAATAATTCAATTAAAGAAAATATAACTGTAGTAAAACAATTTGCAAACACTATTGATGGTCAACTTACAAGAGCATTTACAGACTTCTTTGATTATACAAGCGATCAATTTAACGATTTTAAACAATTAGCAACATCTATTACTCAAGCAGTAATTAATGAGTTAATTCAAGTTTTTATAGTGCAAAAAATGGTTGAAGGTATTACATCAGGCATTACTATGATTGGAAGCATATTTGATGGCAGTCTTGCTAAAGCTGTTGATGGCATACAAAACCTAGATGGCGGTGGTTATACAGGCAATGGCATTAGAGCAGGTGGTTTAGATGGTAAGGGTGGTCGTTTAGCTATGATACATCCGCAAGAAACTGTTATAGACCACACTAAAGGACAGGCTATTCAAGCTGCACCTACAGTCAACTTTAATATCTCAACAGTAGATGCTGCTGGATTTGACCAGTTATTAGCATCAAGAAAAGGATTGATAACATCAATCATAAACAATGCCATGAATAATCAAGGCAAGATGGGAGTCGTATAATGTCAGGACAATTTCCAACATCTCCTAATTTTAGAAGTTTAAATTTTAAAGATAATAGACCTACTTTATTGAATCAGACTTTATCAGGTAAAAAACAAGTCAGACAAATAGGTAGTCAATATTTTTCTTTTACAGTGCAAATGCCACCTTTACAACAAGAAAAGGCTCAAGAAGTATTTGCATTTTTACAAAAACAAAAAGGTTCTTTTGAGGACTTTACTATAGTTGCACCATTAGATAATTTAGGTGCAGGCAAAGCAGAAACAGATATTCAAGTAGTTGGAGCTCATACATCAGGAGATGCTTCTATTGCTTTAGATGGCTTCTCAGCTAGTCAGACAGGTGCTTTGAAAGCAGGTGATCTAATTAAGTTTGCAAATCATAGTAAAGTTTATATGGTTCAATCAGATATTGATTCTGATAGCGGTGGAGCATTAACTGTTCTTATATCACCTAACCTAGTAGCATCTCTAGCAGATAATGAAGCTGTTACTGTAAATAAACCTAGTTTTACTGTTTATCTTGAAAACAATGAAATTATGTATTCAACAGATGCTAGTGGTTTTTATAGTATTTCATTTGATGTTAGAGAGGTTATAACCTAATGCCTAGAAGTTTATCAGCAGGTTTACAAACTCAAGTATCATCAACAGCAACTAAAACAGCTTTTTTAGTTGAATTAAATTTATCATCTACTATTAGATTAACTGATTGGTATTCTAATGTTACTTATGATTCTAACAGCTATGAAGCTGGTGGTTCTTTTTTACAAGTAGATGCAACTACTGAAACTGGTCAATTACAAGTTGATGAAGTTGGTATTACATTATCAAATGTTACTAGCACTATTAGAAGTCTTGTAGAAGATGGAGAATTTACAGATAAAATTGTTGATATTTATTTAGCGTATTTTGATGCTAATGAAACTATTGTTGGTGCTATTAACTTTTTTACAGGACAAATAAGAAATGTAGGCATAGTCGAAACTATTGATAGTTCAATTATTAATATGAGAGTTGCTAGCCATTGGTCAAATTGGAGTTTAACAAAAGGCAGACACTTTTCTGATGAATCACAGCAAGCTTTTAGTTCAGGTGATAGAGGTATGGAATTTGCAACTCAAGTCAAAGAAGATGTTAGGTGGGGTCTATAGATGGTAATTGGTTTTTTAACATTTTTAGGAATAGGGGCAGGAACAGCAGCAACTATAAGCTCTGTTCTTTCTTGGACTTTAGGCTTAGCAACATTAGCAGTAGGTGTTAA